CCCAAATATCATCCACTCTCGACGATCGCAATTCCTCCTTGCGCCAATCTGGATAATTAGTCTTTGAGAGCCAAGTTTCGAAGGAAGTATCTGACGTTGGACATAGGGGTGCGAATTCCTTTTCCAACGTCCTTTTCACAAACAAAGCAAAACGTCTCCTCATAGCACGATTCGCCCGAGGAGATGGGCGCCCAATTCGGTATGCTACCCCGGAGGCAAGCGTGTTTACCTCTGGACCCGGATGGTATTGAGAAGCACCATCTAGGACAGGTCCGAGACCAACTTTAACGATGGGCCTCTTCTGGATCTCTTCTAAGTTAACATGGTTTATTTCCAGTGATTCCTTAACATCTGGAATTGGGGGAAGATCTAAACCAGGTTCTCCTATATGAGCTCCCAAGAGGCACGCCACCGTCTCGGTTACGCGGGGAATTGAAAAACCTCTCTGCAGTCACGGTCATGCCGATAAGCGTGATAGCAGAGATCGACTGTGTTCTGAAGGCAATTGACACCTATTAACGACAAGTCTCTCGAGAAATTTACGGTACTAAGCCCTTTCGAATGGTTCTTAATTCTTTCGTATACGAGTCTCGGATCGCATTGGAAATCAACATTCCTAGAGACATAAAGTTGTTTGAAAGCTGACTCACTGACAATTAGCTCAGTAGGGCACAACCAACGATGGTATCTTTCGAAAAGTTCTGAATAGAGCAGGAGTCCCAGGCAGGACGCCCCCATGAAAGGGTAGAGGGCTAAGCAAAGGAACAATTCGGATAGGTCTGGGCTGTTCTCTAACAAATCATCAAACCACATCCTCCAATCCAGTAAGGCGGCACCTCGACGCCAAGACATAGATTCTTTGTCTTCTGTTGGATCAATATCGTGAACTAACAACACTTCTGCCGTGTCGAACAGGAAGTAGACAAAGTCTCGCAGCTGAACACCTATTTTCTCACCGTAATGACGTATGAGAGGTCGAACAGTCTTACTTAACCTCGTCTCATGGGTGACTTTCCACAGCGCATACTCAGAACTATGTTTGATCTTCTGATTGGCATGCACATCGGGGCGTAAGTCTTCCTCGTGATCCTCAATTGGACGGACAAATTGAACAGATCTCCACTCTCCGGAGAAAAAACCACTTAACACACCTAGGAGCAGAGTAGGAAGTGTGAAAAGGAAACCAGACATTATAAACAAAAATGGCAGAATCATCGCCGCTGCCAAGCAAGCAATGAAGGGTCTCCACCTAACCTCTTCACCCCATGAGAAGTCACCGCGCGGTTTATGAAAGTGCCGCTGCGGTTGAAATGGGGTTGGAGGAATGTCGGGTTTGATGGCTGAATCGCCATCTGGGGGGTCGATGTGCGGACCACTGCTAGACGCTTCAGGAGGGCTGTCTTTGATGTCGATGACGACGTCTGACTTATCTTCCTCTTTGGCGATGGCAATGTCCACTTTGGCATCTTCCTCTCCGCGCAATTTATCAAGCATTGCGGCGGCGGCTGCATCAAGGATTTTCTTTGCTTTTCCTTGTCTCCCGCCTTTATTTTTGGGAGTCTTCCCCTTAGGGGCCTTTCTTTCTCTCTTCTCTTCTTTACAGTTGATTGAGAGATGGCCAGGTTTTCGGCAGTTGAAGCAAAGGGATTTGGCTTCTGAACCAGTTCTACGGCTGGTTGGCACCGTTTTTCCGTTCTTTTTAACACGAACGGATGTGTTGCCTGATCTCTGGGTTCTGGCACACCCTGGGGATATAATTTTTCTCGATGCCTCCCCGAGGCCCATTTGTATATTATTGTCATCCATTTTTGTAGTATAGGGGTCCCGGCCATGTAGCACATGCGCATTATCGGGGGCGTCTCATCCCGAGAAGGGTCAGATAAATCTGAATACAAATGATGGCTATTTTTCGTCAATTCAATAACTTCCCTTCAAGTAAACTTAAGGTACATGCGCAAGAATTGATATATCAAGTCGCCGAACTTGGTGACGTAGACAACCTGGGCCGCGCTGAGAACCATTTCCAATGGTTCCTTACGCGCAGTTGGCAGGGTTCCGGCAGGCGTTGCAAAAGCTAGTCCGAAGCAACCGGTTCCTCTCCCTCCAGTGAAGGTCTAAGTTCCTCCATAACGCTCACCACAATCAAGGGTTTACGATCAAGAGCGTGGCTAGGGCCACGAGCACAGTGAAAGTTGATCATCCCTTTGTCAGGGCGGAGTACCGCTTTTTCACGTCATCTCCGGAGGCGTCATTCTCCCTGCCACAGGAGCCCAACCTCTAGAAAACACCTAAGTAATAACCCAATCCATGTTCCTGAT